GGGAAATGCAACGGGGAGCTTACAGCAGCGCTGGAATATGCCCAGAAGGTAAAGCACGAGCAGAAAGACTTCCTAACGGAGCAAGGGGTGAAAAACTTGTATTAGGAGGCATGATCATGAAGAGGCGCACTAAAGGCAAGAAAAAGATCGCATTTTCAAAGATCATTTTTGTAGGAGTATCGATAATGACCATTTCAGTGGTCATTTTTTCATGCAGAATGATGTATATGACTGGCGATCTTTCACCGCTCGCTTATTTGATACCTTCTATTTTTGCCGAGCTGGCCACAGCTACCGGCTTTTATTACAAAAAGGCAGAAAAGGAGAATACAAAGGGCGGCATCATTTATGACTCTGCAATGGCAGAGCAAGAGTATAACGAGGAATACTCGGAATAGGAGGTTGAAGGATGAACCTTAAAAAATTACTTTTAACTCAAAACAACTGCTACAAATCGGGGAAAAAGCACACGGTAAAGGGAATCATGGTTCACAGTACCGGCGCGAATAACCCGTGGCTGAAAAGGTATGTCGGCCCGGATGATGGTCTGCTCGGCCAAAATCCGTACAATAACCACTGGAACACGCCGACACCAGGAGGCCGTAGTGTCTGCGTCCACGCTTTCATCGGGAAGCTGCAGGACGGCAGCATAGCAACATATCAGACCCTACCATGGGATATGGTAGGATGGCACAGTGGATCCGGCTCCCTTGGCAGCACAAAGAACGCAAACAACAACGGATATATAGGCTTCGAGATCTGCGAAGATGGCCTCACAGATCCCGTATATTTCAACAAGGTATACCAAGAAGCTGTGGAGCTTTGCGCGTACCTTTGCAAAGAATACAACGTCAAGCCTGAAAAACCATGGCTCATTTGCCACAGTGAAGGAAATAAGCTGGGAATAGCCAGCAACCACGCAGACGTAATGCACTGGTTCCCTAAACACGGTAAGAACATGGATACCTTCAGAGCAGATGTGGCCAAGAAAATGGCTGAAGGATCCACAGGACAAGCTGGTGGCCATTCCATCATAGGGAAGGCGACAGCAACGGCAGCGCAGGCTGCAGCGTGGGCAAAGAAAAGCGGAGCCACTGAATTATTTATCAGCCTGGCCGAGACATTCTGGAAGATTGCACAAGCTGCAGGAGTAAACCCTGTAGTAGCATATACCCAGAGCGCAAAAGAGACCGGGTATGGTCAATTTAAAGGAGTTCTGGACGCCAGCTTCAAGAACCCATGTGGACTGAAGACAAAATCCGGAGGAGCAAACAGCGATCCGAACGCCCACCAGCGCTTCAATTCATGGGAGGAAGGAATCCAGGCCCAGGTAGATCACCTGGCGCTGTATGCAGGAGCTCCCGGATATCCCAAAGCAGGAACTCCGGATCCAAGACACTTCCCATACCTTAAAGGCACAGCACCGAATGTCGAAGATCTCGGAGGCAAATGGGCGCCTTCAGCAACCTATGGAAAAGACATTGTGGCCATGATGGCCAAACTTGAAGCAACCGCTGCACCGGTCGCGCCGGCACCACAGCCACAACCAGGTGTTATGTATTATGTCCAGACAGGAGCCTATTCAGTCAAGGAAAATGCCGACGCTCAATACCACAAAGTAAAAGCGGCTGGCTTTGATGCCATAATCAAGAAGTCTGGGAACCTTTATAGGGTCCAGGTCGGGGCATTCAGCGTAAAGGCCAACGCAGATGCATTCGCTGCCAAGGTTAAGGCAGCAGGTTTTGACACCTATGTAACGACAACAGGCGGCACCCAGGTAGCTCCAGGACCGGCTTCAAAGACCACAGAAACGAAAACCATCAAGGTAGGCAGCAAGGTCAAGGTTAAAAATGGAGCCAAGACATACACAGGAGGAAGCCTGGCCAGCTTCGTTTATAACACCGTTTATGATGTGCAGCAGATAAACGGCAACAGAGTAGTAATAGGCCTAAAAGGTCAAGTCACAGCAGCCGTAAGGCTCGAAGACTTGATACTTCAATAAAGAGGAGGAGTTCCAATGAAAGAGATATTAACAACCCTGATCCAGGTCGTAGTTATACCGGCCATACCGGTGCTGGTTACCTACTTGGTAAAATACCTGAAGGCCAAGGCTGAACAGACCACGACCAAGATTGACAACGAGCTCATCAGGACATACATCCAGGAAGCGACAGACGCAGTCCTTCAGGCAGTAACCTATACGGCCCAGACATACGTCGACAGCCTCAAGAAACAGGGCAAATTTGACGAGGAAGCCCAGAAGATAGCATTCAACACAGCGAAGAATATAGCCCTTCAACTGCTCACGACCGAGGCAAAACAGATGATAGAGGACCTATATGGAGACTTAATGCTATGGCTTGAGACCAAGATCGAGCAGACAGTAAAAGAACAGAAAACCTTCACCGTAGGAACGCTGGAGGCACTCCCTATAGAATAACATGAATAAGGACCGCCGGGTATTTATTGTATCTGGTGGTCTTTTTTTATTGACTAATTACCAACGGCGTTTTATAATGTTCTCAAAAATTGAGAAGGAGGAAGACTATGGGATACAGGGACGAATGGTATGGAACCAAGAAGGAGCTCATAGAGCTTGTGGAACATTGCATCGAAGAAATTCAGGTGGACATGGATATCAGAATCAACACCAGGGACATGCGGAAACTTTTCTGTGAAGCATTCGCCAGAAACATAGTTCAGAACGAATTAAGGGAGATGATGGCATACATCATCGACGAAGAGGGGCAGGCCGAGGAAGAACAGAAGTGCAGAGTTTGTGGCTGCACCCAATACAATGCATGCGAAGGCGGATGTTACTGGGTAAAAGAGGACCTGTGCAGCAAGTGCACAGAAAAGACGATCGAGGAGGAGAAGAAATGAAAAGGCTATTCAAGTTTTCAGGGTACGATAACTGGGACAGACCGGTATACGAAGGAGAAGACGGAACACTTCTTGTTGACACTGACCCGATATCAGACAGACCAATCAATCTATGCACGAAGCACAACAACAAATTTAACGGAGAGCCGGACACTCCGATCCAGTACACCAAGTACAAAGACGACGAAATCGTCGTAGATCGCCGCGTAACATGGTGGTAGAAAAGAGAGGAGGAACAATAGTGAAGGATATTAGAAATAGAATCGCCGGTGCTTTGTACGGCGTAGCGATAGGGGACGCTTTAGGAGCACCCCTGGAATTTATGAGTAAAGAGGAGATCTCCAGGAAGCATGGTCGAGTAACCGAGATGATCGGAGGCGGCTGGCTGAATGTTGTACCAGGAGAGATCACCGACGACACACAAATGACCCTGGCCGTAGCTGAAGGAATTATAGAGGGCCCGGACAACCCGATCCAGGCCATCGGGAAAAGGTTCATCGAATGGGCCAGGAGTGGACCAAAGGACATCGGAGGAACCTGCAGCATGAGCATACGCTGGGCAGCATTCCTGGGCCAAAATAACGAGCCAGACGAGGAGAAATGGTTCGAAGCAAGTAAATATACCTCCGAAGCAAACGGAGGCCGCAGTGGAGGAAATGGAGCGCTTATGCGCACGGTTTACCCAGGTCTTTATTACAAAGAATTGCTGATGGCAGTAGAAACAGCTGGCGCCATAGCACAAATGACACACTGGGATAAAAAGTCAACGGAGGCTTGTAATTTTTACACAGAAATGATACACTTAATAACCGAATCGATAAGTAGAGAAGAGGCTCTGCAGATAATAAGAGATGTGCTAAAAGACAGTGAATACAGCCTGAAGGCCAGGAAGCAGCTCAAACCGACCGGGTATGTCGTGGATAGCTTCAACTGCGCACTTCATAGCATAGCAGCAACCGGAACCTTTGAGGCCGCCATAATCGAGGCGGCCAACCTTGGGGGAGACGCAGACACCATCGCGGCCATCACCGGCGGCCTGGCCGGAGCGATATACGGATACAACGAGATCCCGGAAAGATGGATCCAGGCCCTGGATCCGAAGATCAGGATGCAGCTCGACAAG